CTTGTATTTTGTCTTCGTGTTTCATACTTTACTTTACGGAATAGGTGGGGCCAGCCCGAAGGCCAGCCCCTGTCTCACTTAGGCTGCGCGGCGGCGGCGACCAGCGGGCGCTGGAGCCTCGGCCTCTGCTTCTGGCGCGGCGGCTTCAGCAGCACCGTCCATGCTGGCCCACTCGACCACTTCAAACACTGGCGTATAAATTCTTCCATAAGATTTATGAACGTAGTGGTCCTTCTTCAGGCGCACGATAGCCACAGGCTTGGACTGGTCCTTTTCCACTTGCGTGGCGATGGCGACGCCCAGCGCCTGCACGGCTTTCTTGCCGCCCACTGACGTAGTGGTGAATCGTGCTTCCATGTCCTTGTCCTCACCGACGAGGCACTTCAGGGACATACCGATCTGAGTCTCCCAGCCACGCTTGGCACCGGTAGGCGCTGCGTCAAGCTCTGGCAGGGGGTGCTGCACACCGGTCATCTTCTCGCCAAGCACTTCGCCGTCGCCCCAGGCGATGAAGCCGTGAACGAAAGAGAAAGGGTTGACGGCCCAAGTAGAGTCGTCTTCGACTTCAGTCTGGTCAGCACCAAACACCCAGTGGCCTGTCTTGTCCATTTTCAGGATGACAACGCCCGATGTGCCTGCGCCTTGTTCAAGCGCACGCAAAGCGGTGGAGAGGGTGGCAACTGCTGGCAGATTTGCCGAAGAAAAAGTAGCGAGATTTGACATGATTGTCCTTTACTGAAGTTTAGAAAGAGCAGCAGAAAGTTGCTGCCCGATTTGCAACACTGATGGGCGGGGATCATCCTCGCTTGCCAGTGTTGTACCTGACGACTCGGACTTCACCAAGCCTTCTGGCAGGTCGCTAAAGCGCTTCTTGAGCGCCTTCTCGGCCTGTGCAGGGGACATGACAGAAGTCTCGACTACGACAGATTCTTTAAGGCCCATGTCCAGCAGCGCCTGCTTGGCGGCTGACTCATCGGTCCATTTACGTCTTGCTTGCTTTTGCACCAGCTTGTAGCCAGGCACTGGCAAATCCTTCTCAAGCAACTGGAGCGCCAACCCGCGCAGGTCTTTGATCCAGTCTTCCAAAAGGTCTGCATTCTTCAGGTAACGGCCCAGCGTGTCAACATCTATCTCTTTCAGTTGCACCAGCAGGGCGCGGTCCACAGCGCCAGTCATCTTGGGGCACACAGGTTTGGCAGCACACCAGCGGCAGTGGTCACCGGCGGCCAGCTTTGCGTCCGGCTGCTGCGCCTGCTTGACGGCCTGCACCAGCGTCTGCTCGAACTCTTTGATGCGCTCGGGCGTTGTCACCCAGCGCCGAATCACGGGCGGCTGCACAATGACGCACTCAATCTCGGTAACGCCATCAAACGCCCACTTAAGCGCATCAGTACGCATGGCAGCGGCAGCGTAGAACATCAACTGTTCGTTTTCCTCTGCGGTCACGACCACGCCAGAGCCGAACTTCCAGTCCAGCACAATGGCGCGGTTGCCGATCCGGCCCACGAAGTCGGTCGAGCCGAACACGCCCGGCAGCAGATCGCCAAAGCCCACCCGTGTCTCGACCTCGTAATCCATCTTCTGCTCGGGGTCGATTTCATCAAGCGCGGCCAGTGCAGGCACCAGCTTGTCGTCAATCAACTCTTGCGTCAGCACTTGGTCTTCGTGCTTCCAACCAAGGTATGACTCTAGCGGCTGAAGCGTTGCCAAGTGATCGGCAATCGTGTCGTGCAAGAGCGTACCCTCGTCAGCGTAGGAGCTGGAGGGCTTGGGCGGCATCTTCTGCACCAGCGCCACACTACCAGGGCAGTTGATGACGCGCTTGGCGGTCGAGCCGCCCACGATATTACTGTGCTGCATCTGCTGTCTCCGTCAAGGCGATCAGGGCGTCGCGCAGTTGCTCTGCCTGTTCGCGTGTGAGATGGGCAGATGCGTAAGCGCAGTGGCGCATGACGCTGATCCAAACGCCGCCTTCATATCGGCTGACGTTGATGCTGGTGTTATCAGCAGCAGCAGGGATGTGGTATTCCATTTGACTGTCCTGTAGTGTCTACCCGAGATTGGGTGATGCAATCATAACACACAAAAAATTTGTTGTGCAAATCTTTTTTTCATGTATTATCACGGCAAAGGAGCAAACGACATGAAGATTCAAACCGTAGCGCTAACGCTTAGTGAACTGCAAGAAGCCCTGCGCGAGTACTGTTTGCAGCGCGGGTACAACCCGAGTTGCGTGATCATCGGCAGCTATGAGAAAACAATCATGGTCGAACTGGAGCCTAACGGCTTGGTGACTGCTGACGAGTTTAAGCATCGTGCTTGAAAAACAAGTCGAAGCCTACCTCGTCAAGCGCGTCAAAGAGTTGGGCGGGCGGGCGTACAAGTTCACCAGCCCCGCGCATCGCGGCGTGGCCGACCGGATCGTGTGCCTGCCCAACGGGCAGACATGGTTTGTTGAGGTCAAGACCGAGGGCGGCAGGCTGTCCGAGTTGCAGAAAGTCTTCATGTCGGACATGGCGCTGATGAACCAAAGGTATGTGTGTCTGTGGAACAAAGATCAAATAGATGGGTGGCTCAATGAAATTCGGTAGCGTATGTAGCGGCATTGAAGCCGCATCTGTTGCATGGCATCCACTTGGCTGGAAGGCCGCATGGTTGTCAGAGATTGAGACATTCCCATCAGCGGTGCTGGCTCACCATTACCCCGATGTCCCCAATCTTGGCGACATGACGGCGTTGCCTGAACGCATTTTGTCCGGCGAAGTTGAAGCGCCTGATGTGTTTTGTGGTGGTACACCTTGCCAAGCCTTTTCTGTGGCTGGCCTTCGCAACTCTTTGGATGACGCCAGAGGTAATCTTTCCTTAGTTTTCTGTGAGATAGCAAATGCAATTGACAAAGTACGATCTGTTCGGGGACTTGATCAGTCCATCATCTTCTGGGAAAACGTCCCCGGAGTCCTTTCCACCAAAGACAATGCCTTTGGGTGCTTTTTGGGAGCACTTGCCGGTGAAGATGAAGCGCTCGTCCCTTCAGGGGGCCGATGGACTAACGCTGGTTTTATTGATGGTCCCCAAAGAGCAGTTGCGTGGAGAGTTCTTGACGCCCAATATTTCGGAGTGGCCCAACGACGCCGCCGTGTGTTCGTTGTCGCAAGTGCTCGAGCAAATTTTGATCCCGCAACGGTTCTTTTTGAGTTCGACAGCGTGCGCCGGGATACTGCGCCGAGCCGAGAAACGGGGCAAGCAATTGCCCCCTGCGTTACAAACGGCCCTCCTTTCAGTCGCACAGGCAACGAGCGAGTAGAAGCAGAGGCAATGGTTGTGCAACCCTACGAGGTTAACAACTGCCTGACAGCCCGGATGCACAAGGGCATCAACAGCACGCTGGATGAGGGGCAGACGCCCGTGATCAGCATCCAAGACGTTCGGCCCGTGGAAAAAGCCCAGAACGGCAAGGGCTGGAACGATGATGGCACGGCCTACACCGTGGACACACACGCTACGCAGGGCGTAGCGCAGCCAATCCCGTTCGACACCACCCAGATCACTAGTGCTGCCAATTACAGTAAACCAAAAGCGGGCGATCCATGTCATCCATTGGCAGCCGGAGCTCATCCACCTGCGGTGGCGCAGCCATACATTGGTGGCGTGGATTATGAGAACAATGGGCATACGATGGAGCAGCCAACTGGCCCATTGCTCAAGGGTTCCCCAACGGGTGGCGGGCGACCATTGCCAGCGATTGCAACGGCCATGCAGGTGCGGCGGCTGACTCCAGTCGAATGCGAACGCCTGCAAGGGTTCCCTGATGGATACACCAACATCCCTTGGCGCAAGAAGTTGGAAAGCCCAGACGGGCCACGGTACAAGGCTTTGGGCAACTCATGGGCTGTGCCAGTTGTGCGTTGGATAGGAGAGCGAATTGCTAAAGCTGCGTGACTACCAAGAGACAGCCGCTGACTTCCTGTACGAGCATGACCGCGCCATGATCTTGGCCCCGGTGGGTGCTGGCAAGACAGCCATCACGCTGACGGCCATGCAGGCCATTCTCAAAGACGGCTACGCCATGCGCTTCCTCGTCTTGGCCCCCAAGCGCGTCTGCACCGACGTGTGGCCGGTCGAGGCACCGAAGTGGGCACCCGGCTGCACGCTGGCCGTGGCCGTGGGCACGCCAGCGCAGCGCAAAGCGGCGCTTAACAGCGGCGCTCAGATCATCGTCACCAACTACGACAACATCCAATGGCTGGCCGAGCAGCGCTTGGCGCACATCAACGCGATTGTGTTTGACGAGCTGACCAAGTTGAAGAACCCGTCAGGCGCACGCTTTAAGGCGCTGAACAAGGTCATCGGCGATGTCGGTATTCGTTGGGGCTTGACTGGCTCGTTCACCAGCAACGGTTTGGAAGACGTGTTCGGCCAGTGCAAGATCGTGGACCAGTCGTTGCTGGGCCGGGCCAAGGGCGCGTTTCAGCAGCAGTACTTCACGCTGGTCAACAAGGACTTCGGCGACTGGCGTCCCCGCCCTGGTTCGCTGGAGTTGGTCATGCAGCGCATCAGACCCGCCACGTTTGTGCTGGAGCCTGGCGAGTACAAGGACAAGCTGCCGCCCCTGCGTACCGTAGAGGTGCGCTGCAAGATGGACATGACCGGCTACAACAAGATGAAGAAAGAGTTTGTGCTGGACGACGTGGTGGCCGTCAACGCTGCTGTGGTCACGCAGAAGTTGCAGCAGATGTCGTCGGGTTTCATCTACTCCGACAACGGCCCGGTGTGGCTGTCAGCGCATAAATTTGAACGCCTTGAAGAACTGCTTGATGAGAACCAACATGCGAATACCCTGCTTGTTTACCAGTACCAAGAAGAACTTGCCGAGATTAAGCGACGGTTTAAACGGGTTGTCACACTCGATGATGACGACGCCATTGACCGTTGGAACCGGGGCGAGGTCAGGTTACTGGCTGTCCACCCCAAGTCAGCAGGCCACGGCCTCAACCTCCAGCACGGAGGCCACCACGTTGTCTTCCTGTCCCTGCCTTGGTCGCTCGAACTGTACGAACAGACCATCGGGCGCTTGCATCGTAGCGGCCAGCGGCATGACGTGTGGTGCTACGTATTTCTGACCGACACGACTGTCGATGAGAAAATTTGGGGCGCGTTACATGACAAACTTTCTTTATCTCAAATCGCCTTGGAGGCACTTAAATGAAACGCATCGACCAATGGAAAGCCAAACTGCGGGCGGCCAAGTCTGAGCTGAAGCACAAGACGCGGCAACTTAACGCGGTGCAGCGCACGCACGATCACACGGTCAAACTGATTGAACAACTGGAGAAAAAAATTGAACTACACATGGCGAAGTCTTAACAAAGTGCTGGCGCTGCTGCCAGAGGTGGACGTTAAAGCGCTGCTGGACTCCGAGATGGCAAACGCCCGGCGGGTTAAAGTAATCGAACGACTGCACCAACGCTACAACACGCTGCGTGTGGCTAGAGAGAGGGCCGAGCTGCTGGCGCAGGCCACCCAACCATGAACAGGTTTGCGGCGTGGGAAGCGCACAACCTAGCGAAGTTTGCACAGGAAGCCGCAACAAGGCTGACTGAGCAAGACGAGCTGATCAAGAGTCTGGAAGCAGACTTGAAGGCAGCGATCCGTGCCTACCGGCACTTAGTAATCGAAGGAGCAAAAAATGAAAGTCTACCCATCAGTACCGAACAAAGATTTTAAGTGGAGCAGCGGCGCAGACGTGCAAACGACTTGGCGCAAGTGGGGCTGGACCCCACCGTCCGAGAAGATGACGCCGCCCCCGCCAGAGCGCAAAGTTGTTGAGCCACTGCGGAGGTTCAAATAATGTTGACACGGTTAGAGCAAGCCGAGATCGTGCGCCAAGTCAAACGCATCTTGGCGTTGCAGCGCCGCAACCGCGCAGGGGTGCTGAGTAGCCGCATGACCGAAAAAAGCGAACGAGTGTCGAACGCCAAGGCGTTGGAAAACTTTGCCGATTTTCTAAAGGAGTTTTGACATGAACGATTGCAAACACCGCTGGGTGCCCGTTGAGGGCCAAGGTATGTACCACTGCGCCCGATGCGGCGCTTTTCTGAGGATCATCAAATGACACCCAAACAAGAAGAAGCGTTGCGTGACTATTTGCAAGAGGTCATAGTTCCGTTGATCGAAGAGGTGCTTGTCAAGAAGTTAGGGCAAGCCATGACGTTTGCAAAAGAAGAACTTAAGCCAAAACGTGAGTGGCAGGGGCTGACTGAAGATGAACGCGATTCGATCTTGAGATCAGAGAGCAGCATTTTTGATGAAACCGAAGCCATTTTGAAAGCCAAAAACACATGACGCCCGAAGAACGTGAGAAGGCCATCAAGCGCAAGCCGTGGAAGTTCTGCCGCAAGTGCAAGTGCGACATCAAGTCGCCAACGCAATACTGCTATGACTGCTACAAGGGTCATAACTTTACCGCCAGCCCCTACGGGCTTATCAACGCAAACAAGGCGTTTAAATTCGTACCCTCGGAGAACAGATGATGACTGCATTTGAACTGATTGAAGCCAACGGGCTGACTCTGCATGGTGACATTGAACACTTTGCTGAACTGGTTCGTGCCGATGAGCGACAGCGAGTGACCAACTTGTTGCTGTATATGCACAACAAAGCCGCCGCTTACCACAACTATTACAAGCACGCCGCTGTTGAACTAAACCGTAAAGCTGGTGAAGGAGAGAAGATATGACTGCATCCTTATATAACTGCGGCCACTGCGGAAGACCGCAAATCGTGGGCAGTCCTTGCCTGTGCTGGAGGCAGGGCAACGAGATGATCTCTATTGAGAAGCTGGGTGTGGCAATTAGCGACTTTATCGGCCAGCACGGGCTGATGTGGTCCGATGCCTTGGTTCTAGCATGGCAGGAAGCTGAGGCTGATTACACGGATGAAATGACCAATGCCCTTAACCAAGGTAAACAACCATGATCCCCGAAGACGAAGACAAGCCCACCCCTGCCGACAAGCAGCTTGGGTGGGTGGTGGCGGCATTCATTGTGCTGATGCTGGGGCTTTTAACTTTGAGGAGTTGTTTATGAGTAAAGCAAACGAAGCCCTTGACCGGATGGCAGAGAACGCCAGAGAGTTGGGGCTGGACTACGAGCCTGATGGGATGCACCACAACAAGCCACAGAAACGCCCACAGAACTGCGGGACAGGGTATTGCTCTTGCATTGAGTGCGTGATGGAGCCAGCCGTCCCCGATGCCCTTATTGCCAGTGACGGCGAGAGCGCGGAGTACATGGCAGGTTGGAATGACTGCCGACAAGCGATGCTATCCGCAAAACGTGTCGGCGTCTGACCGCACCTCGGCCACACGCCGCCCCCATCCCTTGCCGAAAGTCGGCCAGTGCGGCAGGTCCATGAGGAAGGACAGGCGGCGCTTGCTGTAGTCGTCCACCAGATCGCCCTCAAACGCTGCCACAGCGGCCAGCGTCTTGGGGCCGATACCGCCATCAGGCTCGACGCCTACGCAGGCTTGCAGCCACTTGGCAGCGCGGCCAGGGCCACTGTTGACAGCGGCGTCGAACACGGCGTAGTCTACGCCAGAGGGCAACTCGTCGCCCTTGACCTTATCCCAGTACTTGGCCTTGTACATGGGCGCAACGTCAGCAGGCGTCAGCGCACGCATGGTTTTCTCGTCCACCTCATGGCCGACCCATTCTTCCCACACCCGCTTGGTCACGCCCAAGTTGGTCATGCCACCAGGATCGCTGGGGTGGTTGACGTAGCCGCCTTCGTGCTTCAGAACGTGCTCAAGCGCTTCTGCAAAGTTCTCTTTCATTTCTTGCTCCGCATATCAGCCAACTTCTCAACCGTCCGGCCACCAAAGTAAGCCAAGAAAATGATCTGCCCCCACTGGCCCAGCAACTGGACGTAGGACTCTTGGGCGTTGTAGCCGTAGGCAGACATCGCAGTAAAGATAAAGTAAGCCAAGAATATGGCGATCAACGCCATAGGGCGAATGTTCTTGGACAGCCAAGAGTCAGACCCCATGTCAGACCGCCAGCGCTCCGTGATGGATGTCTGTTCGATCTCAAACAGCTTGGTGTCGTTAGCCATCTTTGCCAGTTCACCGTCTTGCGCCATCTTGGCAAGGTCCAGTTGCGCCTTGGCCTTGGCTTCTGGGTCAGGGATCAGTTTGTCGATGAGCTTGCCGCCCACCTCAAGAAGTGCTGTCAATGGAAACATCGTTTACCCCTTTAGATCAAAACTCAGGTTGGTGTGGCGGGGATACTGCACAACGCGCTCCCCTTCAGGACATTTGTATTTGATGGTCGCCAACAGAGTTGCCTTGCCGCTGGCGATTTTCTCTTTTCTCACCATA